CTGGAATGGTTTGACCACAGTATTCATAAAAAGTGAAAAAGAATCTCTAAGTTCATCTGCATTGTTACCAAAACCACTACCGTCACCTTTAACACCAAATAATAAAGGACTTGTAACCCTATGACCAGTTAAAATTTTTCTAGTTGTTTCAGTAGATAAGAATTGGTAACTGTCTGAATTGTCATTAGCATTTATAGGCACTATTTCTGGAGCTGTGTCTTTACCGTCATTAAAGGTTAATAGTATTTTACCTGCATTACCACTACCACTAAATTTAGCGTTTATTTGTCTTTCTATTGTTCTTCTTTCTTCTCTTGTGGGTATTCCATTAGCCATATTAATAGCCATACTAGGAAACATACCACTTTTTATATTAGACAAATGAAACTGCGATATTTCCATTTCTAAATTTATGTAACTTGTACTACCCTGATAGTCAGGGGTAGCGTAATAATAACTACCAGGAGAATAATCTTTTATACATAATACTTGGTTAGCGTCTGACCTATCTTTTAAGTCAAATGCTTTGTAGTATCTAGGTTTGTGTTTTCTTGTGTTTTCCCAATCTGCACTATAATAATATTCTTGTACTTTACCATAAGCATCTGCCTTACCACTTCTTATATATTGTGCAGGAATATGTCTAAATTCTACAATCTTTGTTCTTGGTCTATTCCATATAGTATTAACATAACACATTCCAAATAGTTTTAAATCAAATGCTAGGCACTTTAAAGTATCTTTTGGTGAATTGTGTAGTAAACTATTTAAAGCTAACCAACTTTCCTTTTTATGGTCGCTTTCCTCTCTATCAGTAGCGTCTAAACCCTCACCATAAATCATAGAGCTAACACCTTTTATAATTGCATTATTTATACTACTACCATTGTATAATTCTAATAAATATTGTGGATATAAGTTATCTGATCCAAATTGTATCCATTCTTTGTTATTAGTTTCTGTGATAGTAGGCAGATTATATTCTGCTAAATGTATTACTGATATGTTGTCTTTTTTTTTCATATTTAATCTGTATAATCAGGAGTCCAAGTTTGCACTCCGTATTGTGCATCTCTATTATCATTATTTTCTACTAATGGATTAGGAGGACTTGTTGTGTGTCTAGGTTTACCAAAAGAAGTCATATACTGAAAAGTGTTATCGTTTTTATTATACTCATTATATACTACATTGGGTTGATTTGGATCTGGTTCAACTACTTCAAATTTTGCAGATGAAGAATTATATTCCCAAGTAGCATTTTGATTAACATTAAGTACGGCTTGTTTTCCTAGAGCAGTAACACCAGAAATTAAATCACCATTAAGGTCATAAGGTTTTAATGAGGCACTTGCACTATAATAAAAATATATATCATAAGTTTCATTTGCAGGTAAAACTACATAACCAAATAATTTTTGAGCTAATATATCTTTGTTTGCTGCACCACCCTCTATAAAATCTGCTAAAGGATAATAAACTCCAAATATAATTTTCCAATACCTATCATTATGAATATATTGAGGATTACTACCAAAACCACTATCTACATCTGCAATAATTATTCTTTGGTAGTTTGTTTTTCTACCCCTAAATTGTAGCCAAATATATTTACCACCTGTTCCACCCCCTGAGATTAATGTTGGATCACCAACAATAGAAGATAAATTAATATACATATTAACTCTTTTATATGTAGCAGAATCCGTACTATTGTCAAAATTAACGTTAAACATTTATGTATATTTTATCTGCGTATTCTTTCATTAATGCTAACCTTTCTTCATAAGCATTTGCGTTAGAAAGTTTTTCCTCTAACTCTTTTATTATTTCCTCATTTACAATCTTATTCTCCATTGTTACCACCTATAAAATCTAAATCATCTTCTATTTTAACTTCTTTTGTTTTTACTTTCTTCTTTGATTTAGATGAATTAGTAAAATACTTTTCTTTTACTTCATCACTTAAATTATTTACTTGATGAGGCTTAAGCTCACCATAAGCTAAGTTCATATTTAAGGGTTTGTAGTCTTTGTATTCTTCTTTTACTTTATAAGCCATAATATAGTTTATTATAAATATAAAAGTCATTATATTGTTCACAACTTGTATATTTTATTAAAGTTTTTTTATATTATTATATTAATTGTAAAATTTAGTTAACAAAAAAGGGTTACCGAATAGATAACCCTCTTTTAAATTGAGTAACGATTTATTAATTATCCAGTAGTGATAGTTAAATCTGCTTCGTCAGTTAAACCGTCAAATGGATATTTTGGTGTAGGTGTTCCACCTGAACCAACACCTGCTGTCGCATTAATCCAAATCATAGGGTCTTTTTCTTCCCCTCTTAACTCTAAAGTATATCCTGTCATATCACCTTTAGCTGCTCCTGTTACGGCAGTACCACCACTTACGTCCATTCCATTATCTATACCTAACAAAAATAAGTTATCATTGTTATCAAGAACAAAAACTTGACTTCTATTGTAAGAAATAAGTTTTAGTTCGTTAGTTTGTGCAACGCTTAATTTTTGCATAGAAATAGACAAAGTTTGTTCAAAAAAAGTAGTTCCTGTTGCAGGATCACTAGTAAAATTTACTGTCATAGATGATAGATTAGGTCTTAAATCATATTGAAATACAATAGTTTTAGAAGATTCTGCTACATCCCAATTTGCAAATCCTGCTGTATCCATAACATTAGTATCTGTACCGTCAAAAGTAGCATTAGCTCTAATATCAGAACAATAAGACTTTACAAAGAAAATACGCTTTAAACCACCTATTTGGTCTTTACAATCAACCCCAAGTCCTTTACTTAAATTACAAGCCATTTTTATTTATTTTTTAATTATTAATATTCTTTTTAAAAAAAAGGGGTGGTATTTCACACCCCTAATTTATCTATCTACTATGTCCAAACAGTAGCTCCAAATACACCGTCTGTTGGTACACCAACTCCTACACCTACTGCAAAGTTCATAACAACTCTTACATTGTCAGAACCGTCATATTGATAAGTAGGTATAACTCTAGCTTCTGTCCAGTCAGTAGCTAAGTTAGTTCCAAATACTAGGTTTTCTTTATATGTAGCTATAATAGTATCATCAAACATACCAGGACAAACATAAATTGGGTATCCAAAGTATGATACATTTTGGAATGATTGACTAGCACCTGCATTGTTAATACCCTGATTAGAACCTGCTGCTGCTAGAGCTTGTAAGTAAAAACCATAAGTCTTAGAGTTCATATAGAAACCAAAGCCTGGCTTAGTTAATAAACCTGGTCTGTTTGCTACAACTGAATCATACATAGAAGCCATATCAGTTAAAATATCTGCAGCTGCTAAAGAGTTAGCAAAATCTACTTCAAAGAAATCTTTTAATATAGAAGCGTCTGCTCCTGTTTCATCTAAAGTACCGTCATTAGAACAAAAACCTGTTCCAAAAGGTGCAGCTCCTCTCCATAGGAAGTTTTCCATTTGCTCTCCTGCTCTACCTGCAACAGTAGATAATAAGAAGTCCTCAAATGTTCCTGGTAAGTTTCCGTTTCTGTCCATATTCTCACCAATCCAAGTTGGGAAAATGGTTCCACGGCAAATTTCTTCATTTACTTTTAAATCAGTAAGTGTTAAAATTGATTCAGTTAATGAAGTATCATTACCTGATGAAAAACTACAAGCTGCAGAAACAATAGGATCAGAAATCCCCATATTAGAGATTACTGCTTTACTGTTTAAACCGTCTATAGTTCTTACATAACCTTTAGCAACTGTGTCAGGACTTTTAACTGCAGCAGTTACATAAGGCAAAGCTAACTTACCTGCGTAAGTATTGTCAGTAACAGTTATGTCAAACTGATACTCTTTTGATAAATTATATTTGTTATTCGCCATTTTTTTAAAATTTTAATTATTTATTGTTAATGTAATATGCTGCTCTTTCAATTGCAGACATTGTAGCTAAATCAACTTTTTCTACCGATTTAGTATTATTTTCAGGATTGTGAGTAAAACCCTCTGCTCCTGGTTCTTTTTCTAGTTCAACAATTTTAGCTTTTAAGTGTTCTACTTCTTCAACTAAACTGCTTACCATAT